ATGTCACACTAAAGAAATAGAGGATGGTATTGGTGGTACAATGTCATTCTACTGGTTGAATCCTCATGGTCAGTTATTTCGTGTGTCATATGATGGGACACATGATTTTGAAGAAGTGCCAGAAGGTGAGAGAAACCACAAGTGGATGATCTATCGACCAGTTTCTAACGGAAACAAAGGTAGAGTTGTTGCTGAGATGATAACCAAATACATCACAGTATATCCTTCCATGTGGTTAGGTGATTATCAAGATTGGCCTAAATTGCGAATACACTTCAAGTATGGTAGAATACTTGAGCATGACAGAATCAAATGAAGATTTCAGAGTACCAAAAATTCGGAGATATTCATGTAGGTGATGTTGTTGAGTTTCTGGGATGTTCCAAGGAGCAGATCAACTGGGGATCCAATGATGACCCACACATGTTAAACAAAGGAAAATGCTACATCGTGGAGGCGGTGGAGGTCCATCGCCAGCACACGAAAATAAAATTGCAGGGAATTGAAGGAATGTTCAATAGCGTCTGCTTTATCGACATTGATGATCTATTAGACCTGTAAAAAGGAGGAAAACTTATGACCAAACGTGAATTTGTGGACAAAAACGGTAACACTTGGGAGTGGGATGAGACCACAGAGGTACAGAAAGCGGTTGAACGCCTGCACCAGACCATCCGCGACCTGGAGGCAAAAAACGCCAAGAATGGTGGTGATTATGGGGTAGGTAAATGAAACTACTGACACTTGACGATTATATCAAAGCTGGTGAAACATTCTGGCCAAAGTATAATTATGTTGCCACTACACTTGGACCTGATGCTAAACCAGAAGACATTCTAAAAGTAATGGAAGCAGTCGGTGGTGTTGCACTCAAAATTGCACTCGAAGAAAAAGAAGGACCTTTTGGATTCAACAAAGATGGCAACAGTTGAAAAGAACATTCCCGATGATGTAGAATGGATTGATGATTCTTTCTACATCATGAAGACCCGCTTTGGATTATACACTAGCGTTCTAAAAGAACCGCTTGGTGAACATTTCATTACAGGTCCAACAGAAGAAGCAGTGTTACAAATGTCCCGTTGGCATCTCAAATGCTTGCAAGATGGTACACTTGGAGACTATACTAGGATAGTAAACGACGGATTTGTCGGTGGTAAACTATGAACATCTTTGCAGTAGACCCTGATCCATATGTGTGTGCTAAAGTCCTTCCAGACAAGCACGTTGTCAAGATGCCGTTAGAGTGTTGTCAGATGCTATCTATCATCTACAGCAAATGGTATTATGATTGGGGTCCACTGCCCAAAAAAGATGGTGGTTATTATGCAACTGCTAAAGGTGCTTTTCGTAATCACCCATGCACAATCTGGGCAGCACAAAATCATTACAACACTGCCTGGTTAATTCAGCATGGTTTGGGTTTATGTAATGAGTATCTTTATAGATATGAAAAGCATCACTCATGTATTCATACACTTTGGGAAGCAAAAAAGTTATTTCATCGCAAGTCAAAGAAGTCAATCACATGCTATATTATGGCAGAAAACTTTGCCCGTGCAATGCCTGATGAATATAAATTTGATACCAGTATAGATACATACACTGCATATAAAATGTATGTGGCATCTAAACCATGGGTAAAAGATAATTACCTAAGAAAACCAGACCGTAAACCAGATTGGGTATAACTTATGTACGAATCATTGGATAGTTTTGAGGAAGCACTGAAACATTTTGGCACAAGAGTTGAAATGATTACTGCTATGGAAATGGCACGAAAGATCAGTGCTGAGGTAGCATATCAAAACATTAAAATTGAATTGAAAGAACTAAAATCAGTAAGGAAACAATGGAAAAAGGAAAAATGACATCCAAAGATTCCTTATCAGTCAACATTACTGAAGATGGTAAAGTTGAACTGGATTGGGATCCAAATGACCCACGTTGGTCCTGGTTGAATGACTTGACAAATGAAGAAGTTGCAGCTATACTGAGCACAGCAATCGAACATGCCACTGAAAAGGATTGGAAACTATGACTCTCAATTATGATAAAGTCTGGGAAGCGATGAATGTTCTTGAAGAGATTCAATCAAATGTCTCTCAGATTCGTGCAACATTAATGGCATCACTTGACTATGAAGATGAACAAACCAGTCGTAAACTTGTGGAGGCAAGCGTGACACAACTCGATCACTATCTAAACCTGTGGGATCAGAAGTTTCAACGTGCATGGAACAAAACTGTCCGTGAATTGAAGTATCAAGATATTCAGAAGATGCGTCTGACTTCTGTTGGTGTAACGACAGATAAAGACAATCTGGAGAAATCATGAAGATTTCACAATTTGTTTGGGATCACTGATATAATTAGATCAGTAATCACCTCACCATGACTCTTCCAACTAACGGCAAAAAACTGTCTGAACAAGAACATGAGAGTATGCAAATTGCTTTGAGTGATGTTGGCATCTGTGCTATTCATCCTGATAGAATGGAAGCATTAGCAGATCTTTTAGTTCAAAAACTAAAGGAACAGGACAGTTAGCGAACTGTCACAGGGGTCTTGACAGACCCCTTTTTTTGTGCCATACTAATAATATGAAAAACACCCACCTGCAACACCCCGAAGACACCATCCTCACGGGTGATCTTTCGGTCATCAATCTTCTCTACAACTTCAACACTGCTAGCGTCAAGATTGACGGTGCTCCTGCTATTGTGTGGGGCACAGATCCTTCCACTGATACATTCTTCGTAGGAACCAAAAGTGTCTTCAACAAAAAGAAAATCAAAATCAATCATTCCCATGAAGAAATTGATGCGAATCATGAGGGTAAAGTTGCGGATATTCTCCATGCTTGCTTTGATCTGTTACCTAAGCACCCTGGTATCATTCAAGGTGACTTTATTGGGTTTGGTGGTACTGATACTTTCTGCCCCAATACGATCACTTACAAATTTAACAAAGTAATCAATCACCTCAAGATTGTCATTGCACCACACACAATGTATGCAACTGATGATGAGATGAAGGATGCCTATGTAATTCAAGAGGCACCTATGGAGATCTTTGAAGATACCGAAGATGTTGTATTTGTGCAACCTACTGTTGACTGGTTGAGTGGCAATACTACTGCTCCTATCATCAACACTGACAATGTTCAGTTCATGACTGATAGCGAAGCAGCAGATGCTATCAAGAAAATCAACGCATGTATTCGTGAGGGTCTTGATCTTACTGATGACCTGCTGTTTGACATCTTTGGTTGCATCTATCTGACTAACTTGTATCAGATGGTGATTGAGATGAAAGAGGACATCATGGATAGTTTCATTCTCTACAACTGCCCCAAGGCATACATTGGAGAGCAACAAATCAATCAAGAAGGATTTGTCATCTCTGGTGATTGTGGTATGATGGTCAAGTTGGTTGATCGTCCTATCTTCGCACATGCAAACTTTACTCTTCCTAAGACATGGTAAGCAAATCTGAGTTGATTCATTACAAGATTCAGGCAGCATTGCGTGAGCATAATATACCTGAAACAGAAATAAAGTATATGGGAGAAGTTGTTGCAACTGGGCAGCATATGTACCTGATTGCAAATAAACATCTGGTAGAGGCATCAAATATAATGGAGTTTGAGCGGGTCGATGAAGATTGAACTATCAACGAGTGAAGTTAAATTTGTGATGGATCTTATGATGGGTTGTCCACTTGGATTCACTAAAGATCATGCATTTCAAAATAACGTAGATGATTCCGCCCTCTACAACCGCCTTGAACGGTCACTTCAACAAGTGGCACACCTACCCGCTCAGCAGGGTGATGGTGCTGCTATCATTGTTGTATCAACAGAGGAGAGCGAATGACCATCACCGAACGCAACCAGAAACTGTATGATCTGCGGAAGCAACTGCACGATGCAAATCTCAAGGTGATGGGCATCAAAGCAGCAATCATTTATGTAAATGAAGAGTACGACCGTCAGAATCGTCCTGACTTGTTCACTGAAATGTTTGGAGAATGATTACACAAGAGAACCGAGAGTTTGTTGATTTTCTCTTCAGCAAACTCATCAAACATGTTGACACTGACATGATTGATTTGCAGGATGATGATTCCTGCTGTGATCACATTCAATTTGAACAACTTTCCCTTCTACTGCCATGATTACTGAAGCAACACCACAAGATTGGGAAGACTTTTGGTATTCCCCAGAAAAGTTCGGGACATGGTATCCTGAAGACTTCTACAATTCTGAATCTGAAGGACGCGAATTCAAGGACAATGAGTAATGGAACTTCCTCATGATTTCACTCACAAAGCACCTGAAGGAATGTACTACGAAGCAGTACAATTTAAGCGTGATGTTACTGCAATCTGGATTCATTATCAGCGTCGGTTTGATTACAATCTTGGTGATACAGTTCGTTGTATCTGGGGATTCTACAATACAAAGACAAGACAATACCATGCGCCTATCAACTCCTCCAAGCAAGGTGATGCAGTAGACATTGCAGATACAACACCATATTCTGCAATGCAACTCAATTACAAGGGATTAGAATCATTTTTTGTATGACCGTGTGACAGTTCTCAAACTGGCACTGTCATTCACCGACTGACCCCATTTCACCCTATAATAACTTCAGTTCAAACAAAGGACCCTATGGGCACTCGTTCACTGATCGGCAAGCAACTCAACGATGGTAGCATCCTTGGTGTCTACTGCCACTATGATGGTTACCCTGCTTACAATGGTCGTATGCTGCGTGACAACTTCGACACCGTTGAGAAAGTCAACAAACTGATTGACGGTGGTGATATGTCTTGCACCTGGACTAATGCAGGTTGGAACAATGAAACTCTGCCTGAGTCTGGTCCTCTTCACTACACCATGCGTGGTGAATCTCTTGAGAATAATGCACCACAACTCTACAAAGATCTGAATGAGTTTATGGTTGCTGCTGACGACAACTATGGTGCAGAATATACTTATCATTTTGTGAATGGTGAGTGGGTCTGTCACAAACTCAATGCTGGTCCTGATCGTCACATGGTCAAGCAAGAAGAAATCCCTGCCGGACCAGTCGCATAAGTGTCACAGGGCATCCTGAAACCCCACCAGGATGCCCTATAATACATTCATACACAAGGGAACCACCCATGACCACCACCACACTCCGTCAAGACTTCTCTGACTTCTGTGCTCAACGTGATGCACAGAACACCATTCAACTGAATGTTACAA